TCTTATGACCTCGGCGGATTCACGGAGCTAATCGCCCCGTCAGCATTCGTGAACGCTCTTGCACCAGGCGCCGACGTGCTCTGTCTCCGTGACCACGACGTATCCATTCTGCTTGGCCGGACGAAGAGCAAGACGCTGAGTTTGAAGGACTCCGACGAGGGTCTCCGCTTCACATGCAAGCTGCCCAAGACGACGCAGGCAAGTGACCTCGCTGAGTCTGTCGACCGCGGCGACTTAGATGCGAACTCGTTCGGCTTTCAAACGCTGGATGACAAGTGGCTGGCCGATGCGGCCGGAAACGTTGTCCGTACGTTGCTGAGCGTTGAACTGTTCGAGATTTCACCATGCAGTTTCCCGGCATACCCATCATCTGCCGTATCTGTTCGCTCGCTTCCATCGACAATGCCTGTTGAGATTCGCTCACGGCTAGAGAAGCGTACCGATGCCGTTGTCGACTCTTGCGAGTGCGACTGCACCCAGTGTGCCGGGGGTGACTGCGGTATTTGCAGTGATGTTGACTGCGATGACGAGTATTGTTCCTGCCCTCAGAGCAAAGAGGAGCGGTCGCAAGTTGAGAAGGATGCGAATCGCAGACTAGCGATTCGAGTTGGTTTCTCAACTCTGCTCTAAACCCTTTCTGTAAAACACACGTGCCACTCCAGGTGGATGTGCCGCTTGACGGCTGCATTCGATTGCACCCGTCCGCCTAGACGCTGTGAAGCCTCTGCAACGCTGCTCTGGCTGTCCTGCACCCGCAACACAAATTCAATCCAAGGAAAACCAAATGACTAAGCAGGAAATGCTTGATAAGCGCAGCAAGTTGATGTTCGACGCTCATGCCATCATGAGCGGTACGGATGTCACCGCAGAGCAGCGTACGAATGTCGACAAGATGCTGGCCGATGCCAACATCCTCAAGGCCGACATTGAGCGTATGGTGCAGTTTGAGACCGCGGAAGCAGAGATGCGTTCCGTACCCGGTCGTGTGCCGCGTGCAACTCCCGGCGAGGAAGCTGAAACCCGTTCGGCAGACGAGCGTCGTTCGGCAACGGCCCAGGCTCTTCGCAGCTACTTCAAAGGCGAGAAGTTCGAGCAGCGCGACCTGACGGTTGCGGCTGACGGCGTTCTGATTCCTACAGGCGTTGCCGATCCGAAGATCGCGCAGAAGTCGTGGGGCAGCGTGTACGACCTGGTCTACAAGCTGAAAACCGCAACCGGCGAGCCGATGAAGGCACCAACGCTTGACGACTCCGCCAATCTGTTCGTTCTGAACAGCGTCGGCATCACCACAACGGACCCTTCGGTCGGGGGCGCAACAATCTCGATTGACGATATCCGTTCCAACCCCATCCTGCTGGACAACAGCTTGATGCAGGATTCGTCCTTCGATCTCGTCAACTTCGTCGAGACCGCGGTTCAGACTCGGTATGCTCGTTCGGCTGCCAAGTGGATCACGTTGGGCAACACCAGCAACGTTGCCGCGCTGTCAGCGATTGCGTCCGGCGTTACATCAAACACCACGCTCGTGACCAAGTACGTCGACTTCACCGCGATGCTTGCGGCTCTGGACCCGGCGTATGCGATCGGCGCGTCATGGGTGATGTCGAACTCGACCCTGGCCAATGGTGTCCTCAACATCATGGACGGACAGCAACGCCCAATCTTCCTCCCGTTCAACGACGGGGGTGTCTCGGGCTTTGCCGGTACGATCCTCGGTTACCCGGTCAAGCTGAACCCGTTCCAGCCAGCAGTTGGTGTTGGCAACCCGTACATCCAGTTCGGCAATTTCCTGCAGGGATATTCCTACAGAGAAGTTGCTCCTGGTGTGGTCATCAAGCGGCTCAACGAGCGTTACGCCGAGTTGAACAAGACCGGCTTCGTTGCATTCGCTCGCGTCGGTGGCGCAGTTACGGACGCTGGTACTCACCCGGTCATCACTCTCACGGGCAAGTAAACAAATCGGCCTCCGAGTCTAACCCGGCCCGGAGGCCACAACACCTTACACGAGCGAATACGAATGCCACTTTCCTATAAAGACACAACACAACCCGCTGCTGAGCCCGTGTCGCTTGACCAGGCGAAGGCGCAGTTGAACGTGAATTCAGATATGACGGATGACGATGTTCTCATCACGTCCCTGATTGTGGCTGCTCGTCAGTTCGTTGAAAAGAAGATGAATCGTGCGATTTACAACCGCACAGTAAAACTGTATCTCGACTTCTTCCCTTATCCCGATTACGGAACGACAGTGAACGCCAACGACAGGCACATCCTGTTCGGGCAGTTCTGGCATCAGCTCGCTATTCGCCTGCCGAAGCCATCATGCGTCTCCGTTGCTTCGATTACGTACGTGGACTTGACGGGAACAACTCAGACGCTGGACCCATCGACGTATTACGTCGATGTGAACTCCGAACCCGCTCGAATCGTCCCCATGCCCGGTTTGTATTGGCCCTACTCACAGAGCTATCTCCCGAACTCCGTCTGCGTGACGTTTACCGCAGGGACGTACGGTGACGGTGCAACAGTCGACAACTGTCCTCAAACGATTAGGCAGGCGATGCTGCTGCTCATCTCCTACTGGTATCAGCACCGTGACGCAGCGGAACTCAACGTCACAAAGACTATTGAATTCGGAGTTGATTCTCTGCTTTCAGGCGAAGTGTTCGACTCATTCAGGTGGGTGTAAATGGCCTTCGACCCTCTATACCTCCTCTCCGGCGATCTACGCCACAAGGTCACTATCCAGCAGCCAAGCACTACGCGCGATGCTGCCGGCCAGCCTGTATCGACATGGATTACCGTCCTCACGACGCGCGCCAAGATCGAAGGCACGACCTCGAACACCTATAAGGAACTCGTCCAGGATGGCGCAATCGCCTCACAAGCAACGGACGTGTTCACACTCCGTTGGCCGGGTAGCTCGATTGATCTGAAGCCCGGTATGAGAGTTCTGTTCGGTGACAACACTCTTCTCGTGCAGGCCATCGACAACGTTCTCAGACGCAATCGCGTCGTGAAGCTCTTCTGCATGGCAATCGCCGCGGACTCGAACTAATGCCTGACGACTTCGAACTCAAGATAGACACTTCGCAGTTTGATGCGCTGCTTGCCAAGCTCCCGGCGAAAGTCTCCGGAGCCATTATGAAGAACGCTCTTCAGACAGCGGGAGATGTGCTCCTCGCGTCGATGAAAGCTCTCGCCCCTGAACAAACAAATGAGCCGACGCCGGGCAGCAATGCTCTACCTCCTGGCATTCTCCGTGAGGATCTGCACACGCAAGTGATTGTGAGCGAGACGAAGGGCGCACAAGTCAAAGTCGGTCCTACTGAGATTGCTGGACACGTCGCGAGATGGGTCAACAACGGCTGGATGCTCACGTCGCGAGATGGCCAACAGATTAAGCAAATCCCCGGTAAACACTTCATGGAAGCCGCAGCGGACGAAGCAGCGGAGCTTGCTATCGATGCATTCGCTACATCACTTGCTGTCGGACTAGAAGACGAGAACGAGGAGACGAATTAAATGCTTATCGAGGGACTCGTCTCATTGCTTCTCGCGAACTCGGCTGTCAGTGCAATCGTCGGCAGTCGTATTCAGCCGATACCTGCGCCGGAAGATCCGACGCAGTATCCATGCGTGGTTTACCAAGGGGCCTCCGACGTCAGCGGTTACACGCTGACGGGCACTGATGGCGTGACTACGACCCGAGTCGTCTTCGATTGCAAAGGTCTTCGTTACCTCGACGCACGGAATCTAGCTCTCGCTGTTAAAGCTGCACTGACAGCGTACAGAGGCATTCTTCCAGACGGAACGATTGTCTATCAGGCTCAAATAGTGAACCTCGTCGATGGATTTGATGACGGCTCTCGTATCTCCAGTACGAAGGTTCACACAGTTCTGCAATACGCAGATATCTAAAACAATCAACTACATACAGTGAGGAACTAAACTATGCCTTCAACCAAAGCAGGCACCGGCTCCGGTGCAACGCTATCCATCGGTACACCCGGCGGCGGTGAAACATTCACTTCAATTCTCCAGATCAAGAGCATTAGCTGGACACAGCCGAAGCTCATGACCGAAGACGCAACTTGTCTGTCCAGTCCTACACTCGGCCCCGCGACCATCAAGGAATCGATTCCGACGGTCATCGAGCCAGGTCAGATGTCTGGTCAGGCAATCTACTTGCCGGCCGATACCGGCCTCGCAGCTTTGAACACCGCGTTCGCATCCGGTGTCATTCATGACTTCAAGCTTCAGTTCCCGGCGATTCCGGCGTTCGCGC